ACATACTACGTAGCTCGCTACGAACCACGAGCATACCTGAGTAACGGTCGTCAGAATCGTTTGGAAAAGCTGTTGCACTTGGGGCTGGGTCATATCTACCTGCCATAATTTCGTTATAATACATCTTGGCCAATCGCTTGGCTGTACCGTGACTATTAGGATCTGTTTCTCGATCAATTAGTAATGCATCGAGAACACCTTCAAATGCCTCAGTTGCTTCTTTAATAAGTGTTTTCTTATCTTCTTCGTTAAGATAGTCCGAGATATTATCCCCTGCCCAGAATCTCTTTCCATGGGCTTTCATCTTTTCTTTAATTTCTTCGTGTAGTTTTTTCATATTTCCTCGAGTTATAGACGTGAGCGTCTATGTACTATTTTAACTTATCTAATAAGTTATTGCAACTAAAAAACTTATCTGTTAGGTCAAGTGTTTGATGTCTCAGTTTAGGCAACCGTGTTCGGTAATTGTCCATATGTTGGATAATTCTGTTGCACAAACTTTGTCTATTTGCTACGTAGCTATCCCAGTTTTCTGTCCATTCACTTGGGTACTTAAACACATCGAAATACATCTCTGTATAAGACAGCCGATCTGGAACCATAGGAATAGCATCAAGTAGTGCACCTTCATAACAGCTAATGCCCAGTGTTTCTTGTAGGTTAGCACTAAACACAATCTTCGCTTCGCCTAGCAAGTTATGGTATTCGTTCTTGGTAAGCTGTTGATCTTGGCAAACAACAAATTCGTACTGTGGTAGCCACAATGCAAGATCACGGAAAATCTCGACTTGCTTTTCTGGAGCAATACGATGCGGGAACAAAATAAGATCACGCTTGCCCATATACATATACGGAGTAAGAATATCTTCCATATATTCCATTGGCCAACCGGTGCGAACGATTTTGCCTTCTTGCATTAAACTGCCAGCAACGTTTGTAATTTTGCCCACAGGAACTTCTAACAAGTTCTGCACAAACATATCGATGTGAAACTGTGTAGCAAAGTAGTTATGATCGATCGCTGCAAAGAATGCCTTCTCGGAGTGACGCACCCATGCCGCATCACCTATAAGACGTCCTAAGAAATCGTGTGGATCATAACTACCTGCATGCCATAATGCGTGAATAGTCACAGGTATTTGTAACAATTCACTCATATACTTTAGGTTTAAAATGCCAGGATGCCAAGCATCAGTAAACAAGAAATGATCGCCAGGCTTAACTGCTCCGGAGCAAAATAAACGACTGAACTGCTCAACTTGGGCAGCTTTGTAAACATTAGTCCCGCCAAAGTTAAGAAAAGCGCCCGGGGTAGTTGCAGCAGGAATGTCACTAGGACCTGATATGACTTCAACATTATGTCCCTTTCTTCGCAAGAGTTCAGGCACATGGGACTGCCATTGTCCCGTGTACCTGGTCTCAACCGATTCTAGATCAATTAGAAATACGGTCATTTTGTTCACGACGAGCCTTAGCCTCACGGCGGGCCTTACGAGCAAGGTACTCTTGTGTACGTTGCCAATCTTTGTATTCCTTAGATCTGTAAAGATCAGTCGGATCAAAGTTGATCAATTCAAAACGGCAATGATCGTGCCATGCTTCAAGATCATCGAAGATCTTGTTGACTTCCGGCTTGATGGTTAGATATTTGTCCAGCCACTTTGCTTGAGACATATTAGGTTTCCCCTTTAGATTGTTACGGTTTGATGAGGGCGAGAAATATTATATACAACCGAGCATCCGTTCTCGCCGTCTTCGGATACATCGATAGTTACGGCACGACCTGGATATCGTGCAGCAATCTGAAGATACAAATCATCAGCAATCATTTCGCAGGATTTGTAATTAAGTTCCAATACACCGCCTTGGGCATAAAGGCTTTCGAGCCATCGTTTAAATTGGATAAATTCGATGTCTCTGTCGTTGTGCCAAACATCAATAGCAACACGAAAATGAAAAATATGACGATGAGGGTGAGCCAAAAACGAAACGTCGTATTCATCTCCTGTTGCAAGTTTTGGATCTGTACTTGCTGCCGGATAACAATGGGTTCCTTCTTTTTGAAACGTAACCCAAATTTGTTTTTTAGCAACGTGCATAATGTTTTTAATTTTCTCACTTGTCATTTAATGATTACATCCTTGTTGTACTGATCCCATGATGTAAAACAACCGCGATCTAGTAGCTTATGTAAGCTATGTGTCCAAACACCTGGGTTAGAATAGTTAAATGTTTTGTCGTCAACTTTTAACATTGTATTATAATTCCACAGCTTTGTAAAGGGGATTGGCACTCGAATTTGCGGAATAAATTGATTAAATTCGTTCAAACCGCCATCATTAAAATCTTCCACTTGATTTAAGGGAATGTCCAAACTGCACCAGTATCCTCTTTTAAGAAAATGGATAATCATATCTTCCCAATTCTTGTGATCAGTATAGCTGTCTGGATTAAAGCTATGATTAGCACCAAAAAAGATATGGCGAGTTTCATAAGTAGTTTGCGCTAGTTTAGATTCAATAACGTCCACAGGATGGACACCTGTTACAAACAAAGTGTCCATACCGTAGGCGGGCGTGTGCTCGATTTCTTTACCAAAGAAGAAGTTTACACTTTCTTCAAGAGCACGAAGTTCATCATCGTCTGGGTTTTCAAGATCAATTTCGTCTACAGATGTAACTTGTTCAATTTCAAACAAGCTGCCAAATGTGTTTTGCTTAGGACCACCTTGTAGTCGAGAACCTTCGAGACCGGTTAAGAATGCCTTACCATGTATGCTATCGATCATTTCAAATGCTTCTTCTTTAGTCTTAGTATTAAAGAGATCTTCAATAAACGTAGCAAAGTAAAGAATGTTGCGAGGAACCCAATCTGAGTACTCATCGCTCATATCGTTTCCTTTAACTTTCTTCCAGTGCTTCCAGGTTAGCTTATCCTTGGTCTTGGCAATTTCAATGTCCATTAACTGTTGAGCACGTTGTACAGCCTTAATGTGACACTCTACATTGTGACCCATCATCAGTGCATACGCAAAACTATCCCAACTAGTCTTACCTTCTTTACCGATCTTGTTAAGCATCCCTGGAGCATAGTGACAAATGTCGCCTACTGTGAGTCTGTTTCCGACCTCTGATTCAAATGGGAATGGGATGTCGCTTCCTGCAAGGGCTTTGTTGTCAAAGGCTTTGTCCATAATAACGCTCCAACGCTTTGGCAAGTGTTGTGCGTTGGTGTAGACGAGCCCGTGTGCAGTTGCGATAAACGGTGAGGCGCAATCAAAAGATATGGTAAGTTCTTCATTTATGTGCTTTCTGATTTGACGCTGGATCAATGTCAAGTAACATGACCAATCTAACTGAGCGGTGCCCAGGAAGTGGATCCAGTTTTTACCTTTAAGTAAACCATCTTCTCTCATCGTCATTAAACGCTTGAGAGTAATATCCATTTTACACATGTTTGCACCACCAAAGGCCCAACCTTCTGCTGCCTTGTCTTTCCATACAGCAGGATCGCTAAATTCTTTAACTCCGTTGTACCACTTTTCAGCAGTATCCCAATCACTACCTTGTAATACGTTTAGCCACTTAGTTTGACCTAATCGATTCTTTAAGAAGTATTCATTGTTAAAGCGAGTCTTATCTAGACAGTCTTCAAATGACTTTAGACCAGTCTTTGGACTATGGATATGGTCACATGCCCAAGTTGGAACGTCGAGCATCATTGACCAATCAGCTGTCATTTCTAGCCACTCTAGGATACTTTGACGAGTCTTGTTTGCAGCAGGTCCGTCGAAGTTTAACCAGTCAAACTTTAGAACGCCTTTACCGATCTGGTATCCACCGGAGTCACCTACGATAACCGTGTTGCCTCGGTCACGCTGCTGAATCATTGATTCTTGTGTTAGTGACTTTGTAAGGTCGAGTTGAGCGTGACCTGCTGAGTACAGGCCATACTTGTATGTAAAGTATCCTTGTTCAGGGTTTAAGAAGTTCATACCTTCGATACCACGATCAAATCCTTTAGGAATACGATCGTTAGGTACAAATTCCTCTAGTCGCTGTTTAGCAACATAGGTACTGTAGAAAGAGCTAATGGCTGGAAGGTACACAGCATAGTCTTTCTGTAAAGGGGTTAAGTTAACTGGTGGTCTTGTCATATTCTTTGCTTAAAATTACTGTTGCCTTTAGTTGGTCCTTAGCTTTATTTAGGTTTTCCCAGGCGAGCTTTACAGCAGGGTGGCTTTCGGAAAGTCGCTTAAACTCTTCCTCTTCGCCCATTTTTTGTAAAGCCCAGTTAAGTGCGCTTTCTGCAACAGAAGAAAGACCTACTGACACATAGCCCATATCGAGCTGTCGCCAAGAGTTGCCGTCATTAACTTCGAGCTGATTGGTATTAGAATTATACCTAACCATGCCTGACCCCGGGGTTCCAGAATTGAAGTATGTACTAGGCGGGGTTCCGCCTGTTACTTGTACATACTGTCCTGATCCGACGATTGATTTTATCATGCCTGTGCTGGAATAATATACTTGTAAGTTGCAATACCGCTGTCTAAAGTAATTTGCATAGCACCTTCATTGCTAATACTGATCTTAGCATTGTTGGCGTCTGCAATCTTTAGGATACTTAGTACTTGGTTTACTGGCCATGTCCATGCTTTATTTAGGCTACCTGTGACATTGCTTGCAAAAACAAATTCGCCACCGTGTGTGCTTTGGTCACCAAATACAAACTTTAGATTACCGTTTTCGGTCTTGGTTAAGAACGTTGGATGTTCTGTGTTTGCTGCTGCCTGGAAGTTGAAGCGTTGGATACTTGCTACAGTTGGTTCAACTTCTACATCCCACTTAACACCGCGGAACTTAACAGTCTTTAGTTTTTCGTTAATGATCTCGGTATTCATAAAGCGATAGTCGTTTTTAAAATCGCCTTCTTTGTTTTCAAAGTGAATACCTACTGGTAGTTCTTCGCCATTGCGTTCTGCACTTACGATTTCAATCTTAGCATCTTCCTTGTAAACAGGACAGTCTAAATGAATCTTAAGTTTGTTAAGTTGCGGCATTCCGAATACGCCCTTCATCTCTGCTACTGGGGTATTAAACTCACCGTACATAATAACCGAGCGGTCATCTGCCATTGAGTCAATTTTCGTTGATGCATCTTCTCCGGAGATCTTTACTGTGTCAAGAAAGCCCAGGTTATGTGTATGTGATACGATGTCTTTTAATAGGTCTAGCATTTAAAACTCCTTTTATTAAGTATATTTAGGTTTTTGATCAATGTCAACTAAAATTAATCGAAACTGAACAAATTACCAAAGTTGTTGTCTTGCGTTGTTGATTCGAGATCCCATTCGAGTACTCCGATGAGATTGTCGATCTTATTGTTGATGATTGCATTTTCCATTTCGCTGTGATCAAATGGTAAATCCTGGAACCACTTAGGTAAGCGAAGTTCATCAACCGGATACGCAACACTAGTATACCCTAATGGGTTCTCTTTGATTTTGCATACGATTACTTTCATACCGTCAACGATGCCCATGGAGTACTTGTCGCTGTTCATACGCTTTAGAGTATTCCAGTTGATGCTTGCTCGAACGTGCCCTGGCATATTTGCCTTACCTTGCTTGACTTCTTTGGCTTGGTATTCTGTGATCTTGTTTGCACGTTTTGGCGAACCTTTTTCCCAGCCTGGACGAGCCTTAAACTCTGTACGGAACTCGCAAATACGATCAAGGATCTCTTGTTCCTCTGCACCGTTTAGTACACGTTCGAGGATTTCACTCAAGAAGTTTTGCATAAATTCCGGAGTGTCTGAACGCTTAAGGTCTAAGCCCATTGCCTTGATCTTACCAGTTTTGCCGTCGACGTCTGCACGTTTACCTTCTTTGTCGTAATACTGTACAGCATACCGCTTCTTAGTAATAAACAAGCCACGGTCTGCAACAATTTCACGACCTGCTTTAATAACTTCACCACGTGTCTTTGGACAGTGGAAATCGTCTAGCATGAATTGAGGGAACGTAGCATTAACTTCTTCAGAGATATTGTCATACAGCTGAACAACTGTGTCTTTGTTCCACGGTAAAGTTCCTGCGGCTACATCGTGCTTAACAATTGGCCACGCACTAAAATATACAGAGTCAGTATCACCGTAGATTACACTCTTGCCTACATAATCATATTCGCCTGCGATAAACTCGTTTACCTTAGCAGCCATGTGGCGGGCAATGCGCCGCCCAGTAAGCGTGGTAGATTGACCAATGCGCTTATCGAAAAAGCGACAGCCAGGATTAAGAATAGCACCGTAAAGACTGTTGAGATTAATCTTTTTAACCAACTGTCGTTTGTCCCAGTATTCTTCTTCGACTTTGTTTCCTGCATTTATACATTCCTTTAGTTTTGCCTGCATTTCTTTACGCTCTGCATACCAGCGTTTTAGCAAGCCTGGGATGATCCCTTCTTTTGCGTGTGTAAAGATTGTGCCGTTTGCACTGATCATCCACGGCTGGTGACTGTTAAAGATTAAGTCATAAATTTGAGCACCACTTAGGACATCTGTGCTACCTTCTTCCCAGTCAATGATAATGTCATGTGCTTTGTCTTGCCCCATAACGAATTCATATTCGTTAGAACCGAATTTACCTTCCCATGCTGCTGCAAAGGACGCACCTTTTGCCATCTTGTGTTCAATTTCGTCGTTGGTGTAATCTTGACGTAGTTGACCGATAATAGTTTCCGGACCCATATTCAATGCACGAATCGCTGATGGATACAGTGAGTTAATATCCATTGAACCGATCCACTCGTGGAGTCCTTTCTTTGGATACGCAACATATGCACCTGCTGCTTGATTGTTTGCAGTATCGTCTCTGCGTGGGCGACTCGGTACAACTAGTCCCTTGCTGTGAGCTTCGTTAATAATGGCCTGCTCAGTAACAGCAACAGCACCCATTGTAGTTTGCAGCAGTACAGTACATTCGTGTGCTAGTGTGTTGGCAAGATCAATGAACTTGAGCTTTTTGTCTAACTTATCAAGTAGTGCGGTATCCTGACGGTTATATTCAATGAACTTTTTAAAGTCATTGTTGTACAGTTGATCAAGTGTTCCTTCGTAAACGGTCTTAGACTCGCCTACTTCCATTTCCCCGATCGCGTCAAGTCGATACGTGTGTCGCTCTTCGTATGTGTACTTTCTGTATAGTTCAAGTGAGTCAAGGTGCACACGCCCGACCAAATCATATGTAACAGCCGCTTTACCGTATTTTTCATATTCACGCTTCTTTGGAAACTGATCCCATAAACAGAATCTGCGAGTATCCTCTTTGGATAACGCTTTGGTGACTCTATTTACTGTGTACGGGATATCAAAGCCTTCTGAGTTCCAACCGCTTAGTACATCTGCGTCCTCGATTAAGTTTAAGAACGTATCGAGCATTTGGTCTTCACGCTCGAACAAATAAGTGTTAGGAAAGTCCTTAACTTGTTCTATTGCTTGTTCCATTGTGAGTGTCTTCGGCGGCACAGCGAGACAAACAAGTGTGTCTAACCATTGTAGGTGAACAGCGATGGCAGTAATCGGCATGAACGCATCTTCTGGAGATGCATAGCCGCGTTCTGGATCGAAGTCCACTTCAATATCGAAAAACGCTACATTTAGTTTTGGTGCATCATTACCTAGGTAGTGTTCTTCTAAAACACGAAATACTGGGTTGATATCTGACTCAAACAGTTTATGTGTTGAGTGAATCTTTTGTTCTTTGATGTAATCCTTCCAGTTTTTGCAAGTGACTTTGCTTAATGGGTCATCGTAAATAGAACGATACTTGCCTTTAGGATCTGGATAATAGAAACTGTATCTTGCAGGATATTCGTGATATGTACGTCCGTTAACATTATCTCGTTCAACTACACGGACTACATCGTCGTCACGATTCCAGATTGCGTCTACATAACTCATAGCATTCCCTTCCAAAGCTGCTCTGGCGTTTCACCACGCTGCTCTGCAATGTTTGTGTTCTCGCTAATATACTCTTGAATACTACAGCGAGTTAAACAGCCCTCGGGATTAGGGCAATCGTCACAAGGGACGAATTCTAGTTCCTTCATATTTTTCTCCTTGCGATTTGCGGCTCGCAATTACCAATGTAGCGATTTATGGCTCGCAGGACCTTTCTCACAGTTATTTAACAATCATATTGATCAGGCCTATAGAATCTATAGTAACCAATAGAATGTAGTTAGCTAGCATACCGAAGCTACCCCTCGTCCACGCTGCCCACCCGTACATAGCACACCCTGCTATCCAGATGGGGTATAGAACAATAAGAGGAGGAGTAGGCACAGTAAAGGCCATAGTGATACTACAGCCAATGCTAATAGCCCAGGCAAAAATCTCAACAATAAACCTGAGAGGCCACTCTCGGTAGTCTCTTTCGGCCCATTTGAAGATGTCTGCAAAGGCATTAGATATCTGATCCATTATGCGTCGTGATTTTGATCAACATCGTTGCGTGTTGCGTGACCACTAATATCGACAATAGTTTCGAGGTCGTCGAATTCGTTGAATACTCGATCCCAGTCACCCTTTTGTGCAATCTTGATTGCCTTCTTGATAATGCTCGGCTTTACTTCAAGTTCTTCTGCTACTGCTTTGATTGTATCGCTTAGACCTTCGTTGAGGTCCTCTATTTCTTGCAAAACTGTCACGCCCTCTGAAATTAGCTGACGAATCTTTGCTTGTTCCGGGGCACCAAATACTTTAGACATAAAAATAATCTCCTATACAGTTAATTATATAGGAGATTATCTAGTGAGGTCAAGTATTGATTTAAAGTTTTCTAACTGCTTCCGCCAAAGCGTTGGTAAGTTTCTCTAAATAGATTTTACCTTCGTCGAGAACCTCGCCGCGTCCAGTTCCTAAATCAAACACACCGAAGCTGCGATCCATTCCTGGAACTTCTGCAGACACTTGAGTGCCGCGACCCTTGAATTTAATATGGTCGGCATATCTTGGGTATGCTTTTAGCACAGCCTGTTTCCAGTCAGCGATGTCGGTCATACCTTGGTCTTCACTAACATCACGCTGCCATTTGATGTCATAATCATCGCTCTCGGTATTATAGCCTTTGCTTAACGCATATTTAACATCACCGTAGTAGCCACCTGTGCTTGGGAAGCGTAGTACTTCTTTTCTGGTTGCATCATACACAATAACAGTAGAATGTGATTGATTTGGTTGTGCTAGATCACGAGCTTGTTTCCAAGCATCTGGATCCTGTTCTGGCTTTTGATAACCGCGATATTCTGGATCGTAACTTGGATCGTATTCACTCTCTGCCACACCTTGCTCTGGGGGACTCCAGTCTCGATCTCCCTTGGCTCGGGGTTCTTTTTTGTCAATGTATCTTTGAAACTTAATTCGTTGCTTTTCACTATGACCATACGGCTTATCCCTCATATCGTCATAATCCATATCAACCATGTGTTCAGCTTTGTCTCTGGCTCTTTTTGCTAAATCTAAACTGACTTCTTCTAAACTTTCGTCCGTGGTCCAAACAACATTGCCATCTGGATCTGTGACTTCGGCTGTAGCAAATACATATTGTGGGGCATTTTCTAACCAATCTTCTGCCCATAGTATAGCATCATCTTCCCTCTTGAACCGTTTAGTTTTGGTATGTGATTGGGGACGCTCACCGGTGTTGATGGTCGCAGTAAATGGACCGTATAACCCAGCCGCTTCCGCCACACCTTGATGATCATTTAGAATAGCGTCAGCCTGACGAACAGTGATAGCCATACCTTCGCCATTACGTAGAGAATACGTCTGGCGATTCTCTACACCGCAGTAAATGCCGTACCCTGGTTTAGTTTCTACGTAGTATTGGTTGCGCTGCGGATCGAGTTCGATTCTACGCACACGGTGCCAGCCTTTAGGCATACCTGTGTTGATAGCATTTACTTTTAGGAATACTTTTTTCGTAGGATCCGAGCCTTCCGCCACACCTTGCTGCTCGTGTCGGTCAATAATGTCTTGCACTTCTTTTTCGCCTATGCCTAAGTACCGGGCAATTTCCCATACCTCATTGCCGTTGTAATATTGATCAATGACCATGTCTTCCATACTGAGACCATCTTCTGAGCCTTCCGCCACACCTTGCTGACCTTTTGCAACAATCTTGCCTAACTTAGTCTTTTCTGCAGGGCTAAGTTTTTTACTGTTAGCAATAGTTTCGGCTGCATCCTTCTCGCCTATTACTTTGAAAATAACCTTAAGAAGTGTAAGTGCAGCATCATTTCGATTGCGAGCAACTTGTTGTAGTTGTGCTGCTTGTTCGTCACTGATGTCTTGCTTCTGACGTCTACCACCCAATGACTTAACTGTACGAACACTGATGCTGTGTGTAGTTTCAGGATTGTCACTAAAGTATCCCATAGTGCGACTGCTCGGTTCGATTATGTAGCTACCGATTTGAATAGCAGTATGTAAGGAGCCACCTTCTTTGTAGTGTACTTGTTTGCCCTTGCTTTGTATAAACTTCCAAGCAGCGTTGTATGCTGCTTCGTCATCATATTCAACGTGATCCGCAGCATCGCGATATCGATCGCCGTAGTTGGTAGACCAAGTAGTTGGATTACGATAAGCAGTTCGTCCCTTAGTTATGGCTGCAATCTGCTTGGCCATCTCGCGTGTAGTTGGCGCACGGGTTAGTTCTAGGGTTTTTCCAGCGGCAACATCTTTTTCTCTAACAGCATTAACGATATCATCGAGGATATTGCCAGCAGTATATTTACGATAGCCGCCTCGGCCTACGTTAAATGCTCGACCAGTTATTTTCACTAACGATTTTGCCAGTTCTAAATCTTGGGCAGTAAAGTTGCCTTTTTTCATCTTTTTGTTAAACAGGTCGGCTAGTTGCTGACCAGCCCCCCGTTGCTCGTTCCAATCTTTGCTAACTTCACTTAACTTTCTCTCAAGGCTTTCGGCATACTCTTTGCCCTTATGCTTTTCATAGCCCTGCTTGTCAGCTTTTTTCTTATCTTTATGAACCCCGGCACCACTGGTAGTAGCACCTGCGTTTTTAGCAACAAAGTTGCGGGGCTTAGTTGTGCGAATAGGATCGCG